TAGCCGGTGAACGTGGCCGTGAACCGGTCGCCCGGTTTGACCTCACCGGTCTTCTTCAAACCGGCGTTGTGCAATGCCTGCAGCCATGCGCGGCGCTGCACGCCCCACCCTTTGATATAGACGGTGCGGCGTCCGTCATCATCCTCCACGTTCGGGTCGATGATGCCGGTGTCGATGGTGACCAATACCTGCAGGCGAGGCGAGCCGTCGTTCCAGAACGCCGGCTGCTTGGTCTGGAAGTCACGCACCTGGTTCGCGGTCACGTTCTCGATGATGCCGGTCACCCTCGTGCCCGGCATGCTGTCCTTCGTGAACGCGGACTTGCCGGACCGCGAGTCGATCTGGTTGAGCATCTGCTCCGCGCTCATCTTCGGAGCCATCGGAGCCGGCTGATAGCCGCCATACTGCTGCTGGCTGTAAGCCTGCTGTTGCGGATATCCCTGCTGGGGATAGCCGTACTGTTGCTGTGGTTGTTGACCGAACATTGTGTTTCCTTTCGTTATTCGGTGAACTGGTATTCGGATTCGATTAGGGGGATGAGTTGGAGCCATTTGCCGGGCACGTCCGGCCACGGCTTCTCGTCGAACTCGGGAAGCGCGCTCATATCCGGCCACACGCGCCCCTTGCATGAGAAGCACTTGTCGGGGCCCGCCGCTGGCAGTTGCTTTATCCAGCTGTCGCGCACGTCCACGCCGTCGGACTGCTCGATGATGTCCATGAGGTTGACGAGCAGCTGGGCCCGGGCCAACGCCCATTTGCCGGGCTCCGGGTCGAACCTCGTCTCCCAGGGCAACGCATCACCCAGACTGGTCTTGTTGCGGGGCAGGAAATAGATGCAATTACGCTCCACCAGTTCGCCCTCATAGGTGAGTCCCATGCCGTAGAGGCTGGCTTGCACCCGGTATTGCTGGCTGGGTCCGTGCGCTTTGACCTTGGTGACCGTCGTGTTGCCAACGATCTTCCAATCGATGGTGCTGTGGGTCTCCTTGTCCCACAAATCGATACTGCCGGTGACTGGGTAGCCAGCGTGCAATCCGTTCAGATGCCCGACTCTCACGCGTTTCTCGGCCTCGAACCTTTTCGTAGTGTCATTCGGCCATTGACTGTTGGGGCCGATCCACGTGTCCATCGCGTTGAACATCTGCTCGAAGTGGGCGTGCACGCAGGTGCCGATGAACGGCAGCCAGCCCGGCGAACGGCGTTCCGGCCAGCCCGCCAGCTTCGCCGCCAGGCAATGCACGCAATCCGTGCCCAGTTCTGACGGGCCTATCTCACGCTGCAGTTCGCGCGGAGCGTTGGCGATATCCGCTTCGATGAGCTGGCGGATCTCCGGCCACAATCGTGGTTCCTCCATCGTGTCCGTCTTGGTTTTCGGCGTTGCCGGCGGCTTGTCCATATCGGGTGCCGACTGCGTCATGGGCGGCACGTCGACGGGTATCGCGTCACCCTGCTGTTGGGCTTGTGCTACGGCGAGAATGGCGTCATTCATGCTCATGGTTCTTCACCTCCTTCAAAAACTCGTTGATCTGTTTCCTAATGTCCGCCAACGCGGTTCCGCTGAGCCGTGTAATGGCCACCGCCTCGTCCGAATTGTCGAAGCGCAGCGTGTAGGTGCGGTCGCCGTCCTTCGCGATGGTTACCGGCATGCTGCCGAAGGCCATCGAATGCACGGGAAAACCGGTCTTGCCCTGCGCCTCCAGTTCGCGTATGGCCTTGTGGATGCGTCTGGCGACGGTGAGGCCCAGCTCGTCGAGCTGCTCGGAACGGATGACGTACAGGTCGTCGGTCAGCTCGTTGCCGTCCTCGTCGTGCAGGTCGTAGTCGGCGATAACGCTTTCCACGATCTGGGCGATGCCCAGGCTGGACAGTTCTGCGTTCATGAGACCACCACCGTCGGCTTGCCGCTCATCGCGTAATCGGCCACCGCGTCCGGCGACAGCAGCTTCTCCAACTGCCTGAGCGGCCGCGGCCACAACTGGTAGGCTCCGGGATACTTGGTGGCCGGGTAGGCTTTTTCGAACGTGCCGGCGTTGATGCGGCGCGCGCCCGGCTTGACCTGCACCTTCAGGTTGCCGGCCTGGTAGGTGCCGACCGGATGCGAGTCGAGAATCAGGGATTTGAGATTGTCGATTTCCTCCTGTCGGCTGGCGATCTCGGCCTGCAGTTCGACGATGCGCGCCGCCTGCGCGGCGAACAATCCTTGGCGCAATTCCCCGTCCGGGTTCACGGCCTCCGTGGTTTCAATGGTTGACGTGTCATTCGCAGTCATTTGATGTGCCTTTCACGATGATCTGGGCGTAGGTGGGATACCACGCCGTCTGATGCTTGGTCTGGCTCGTGTGCCGGTTGCAGCAGGTGACCGCCTCGTCCAGTCCGGTGGGCTTGCCGAGTGGCCCGCATGTCCTGCAACGCGGCATCCAAAGACGCCGGTCAGGCATCATGCCTGTCCTCGGAGGTGAGGCGCAGTCCGGCGATGACCTCCGCCGAAGCGTCCGGGTTGCGCAGCAGCTTCGATATGGCCGCACCCTCCTTGACGGTCAGTTGGGTGATGGCGATGGCCGTCACGACGGCCGTATGCTGCTCGTCGGTGAGCATGATCTTGTCGGACAGCAACAGTTTGGTCGCCTGGTCGATGAACGTGCTGGCCGCGTTCGTGATGCCGTTCGCCGTCGGCACCAAAGCCGCCAGTTCGAAACTCAGATCCTCGTCCGCTATCAGCGCCTGCTGCACCATACGCGGCTCGTTGATAGGCTTGCTCATGATTGTTTCCTTTCCTTCGGCTCCCATTCGGGGAGCGGCTTGATACAGATATAGAGATGTGGCTCGTACTCATGCCCGCAACACGTGTATGGGTCGCCTCTCTTGCGCTTCCGGTAGCGGCCCTTCGACCCGTAGACCCATAGGTCGGGCATCCGCTTGCTGGCGTGGGATTCGACGACCTGCGCGTCATCCACGTAGGCGACGCCGTTCAATGAATCCAAAACCAGCTTCAGCAGGTTGTCGAGGTCGGGCCGACCCCTATGGCTCATCCAGAACTCCGCCTCCAAGCGCACGGGGCATTGGAACGGTTTCGCCTGCGGGTATTTCAACCGGAATTCCGCGAACAGGCGTTCCTCCGCCCTGACGGTGCGTTTCGGAGTGATCGCATGCCCGTTGTAGACGCGGGGCCTGCCCTTCGGCACCGGGTCGCCCGGCAAGCAGAGCGTGAACTCACTTGGCTGTTCCATCGCCGCCCCACTTCAACAGGATTCCCACGAACATGAGCGGCAGGATGACCGCCAATGCGAGCGAGCCGGTTATCATCCACTGCGGCGTACCCACCGGACTTGGGATGCGACTATGCGTGCCGGCGAAACCGACCAGCCAACCCTCGCAGAACGTGAGAGCCAGTAATACGGCCGATTTCTGCCCGTCCGTTAACCTCGGCCGGGGTCGGCGCATACGCTTCTTTTTGCGCAATGCTTCGATGCTCATTCCGCAACCTCCTTGCGCTTGCGTTGGATGGCACGCAGCAGGGTCAGCGACTGGCTGAGGATCATCGACGCCTCGAACGCCAACGGGTTCTCACCCAGCTCGAACAGCGCGTGTTCGAGAGAGCCGGCCGCGTCATGCACGTCACTGGCCACATCGACGGCGTGCTGCCACTGATCGACCGGATGGAACAATCTTTCCTCCACGGTGTCCTTGTCTGGATCGCACGCCGGACAATCGCACTTGCCGGTTTCCGGCTGGCGCGTCTCCTCGTCCAACTCCTTCTCCAACTCAGCCTCTCCTCCCTCAAGCAGCTGCTCCATGAGCTCCTTGAATGACATTCCCTTCGGGATCTCGACGCCGATGACGTGGATTCCGGTAATCTTGTGTCCTGACATCACTTGTTTTCCTTTCAATGTGATTGGTGATGTTGGTGCCGGCGTGAACCTTGGACAGTGCGACGCCGGCACCTCTTCCTTTTCTCCCGGTTTTGAATCCGGGAAACCCTTATTCGCCGTAGACCAGCTCCTTGCGGCTTATCGCGCACCGCCGGTCCCGGTAGTCGATGACCTCCTGTGGATTCCAAACGAGCCTGCGGCCTACGCGTTTCGGCGCGGGCGGATACCGGCCTCCCCACTTGTCGTGGCACGACCACACGTAGAGACTGCCCTTCGAGACACCAAGGAAGCTCGCCACCTTGGCGATCGGCCAGCCGTCAAGAGACGATTCGATTTGACTACCGGCCATCACGCACCCGCTTCCAAGTCAAGGGGAGTGCAGCCCAGATACTTCTGGATGAGGTACTGCTGGCCCTTGGGCGTGACCTTCGTCGTGAAGTTCAACGACACATGACCATCCGAATGGGCAATCGATGTTTCCTTGACCTCGAACAACCCCAGTTCCATGCTCTTCTGCGTCGGCATGTTCGGATTCCCGTTGCGCTTCATCAGAAAACCGTCCTCACGCAATTGCTTGAACAACCGGTTCTGGCCGGTCTTCACGCCGTTCTGTTTGAGGATCTTCGCCAATTCGCCGATCAGAATGCTCCTCTTGCTCGTGGCCACCGCGTCCGCGAACAACACCTTCGGCTTCTGCTCGTCCAACTGCTTCCGTTGTTCTTCGATGGTCTTCTGCGCGATGAGCACCGCGCGAGCCATCGTCTCCTCCGGGGTCTCGCCCTGTGGAATGTAACCGCCGGTACGACGGATCTGGGGCACTACCTCGTCGAACAGCCAATGCTCGAACTCGACCGCGCTGGGGAGCTTGCTGCTGGCGATGAGGCGGTACACGTCGCCTTCGGTGATGAATACCATCTGCTGGATTCCACCGGCCGTCTCAAGGGGGTAGCGATTCGCGACACCCTTGCAATGCTTTGCGATTGCGTCACGGGTGTTGCTGTATCCGAGTGCGGTGGCGACGTGCTTCGCGCAGAACAGCACCGTCCCGTTCCCGGTGGTCACCGTGGCGACCGGGTTGCCCCGAAACTCGAAGGGCTGTACATTGGATTCAGTCATTTTGGACCTTCTTTCAATCTGACATTCGCCGCCGCTCCAATCGGCGGCATTTTTTTGTGGCTAGAATCTGAGCCATGTGGAAATGGCTGGCGGACAACTGGATGGGATTGACGGCGTTGCTGCTGTCCTTCGACGCGGAACGACGCCTGTACCTCTCGACCGATTGGGGAGTGGATAAGACGGATGGGGACGGGTGGATACTGCGCAACAACGGGTGGCTCACCGAACGAGACATTCGGGTGACGCCGACTGGCGGCGCTATCGTCGAATACCGTGGAGCCTCCAAGCTCAAGCGCCATGAGTCCGGCACCGTCATCGTCGCGATGGTCGAGACCTCGAAATCGAGAGACATCCGCGTATCCTCGCGAAGAATCCTGTTCCGGCATTCCCGGATCCTGTCCCTATAGACCCCGGCCCGACATCCACGGGCTCGAGCCCACGGAGACAGAAATCGATGTCTTCCTTGTCGCAGACGACGAGTCCCGTGTATTCGACCCAGCATTTGCCGTCATCAAACACGCGAACCGTCATCGGGTGGCCGTCCAACCATCTGACACGATCCATGTCGATGCTGAGAATACGAATCAGCGCACGGGCCCTCTCACGTTCCGCGCCGCCAAGCCGGTAGGTCCTAACCATCACGCCACCGCCTCGGGTTTGAGATCCTTGTCCGGTATTTCGGTCACTTCGGCTATTTCACCTGGCGTGAAGCCGAATGCGCGGTTGAATCCGACAATCATCGTCGGGGAGACGATGTTGGTGTGCATTGCTTTCGACAGCACGCTTTCGCTGACGCCGATAGCGCCGGCGAAAGCCGCATTGGATTTCAGCCCGCTCATGCGCTTGCAGCGCTCGAGGAAATCCGGTTTAAAGGTCATCGCGTAAGCCATCTCAGGCAACCTCCTTTCAGTGGTTTGCATCTCGCAACCTTGGTGTTGCGTTCTGCGGGTAGTGCCCGAGTTTTTGCGCACTTTGGTCTTCGCCCGTCCCCGTGGCGATGATCAGTTCGCTGACTGTACGTTCTCACCGAGCCTTGACATGTCGAGGTAGCGTCGCGTCGACCACTCGCTGGAAGTTACGTAGCGGACTCTCGCGCAGATGAGCATCAACGCGCTGCGCCCGTCCGGGAAGCTGCCGACCACGCGCGTGCGCCGGCGGATCTCGCGGTTCAGCCGTTCGATCATGTTGTTCGTTCGGATGCGGCGGCGATGCTCGCGGGGGTAGTCGTCGAGCAGGTAGGTCGTGGTCTCGCCGATGCCCTCCCTGAGGCATTTGGCGGCCTCCCTCAGTTTCCGCGCCTCCATGTCCTTGGCGACGGATTCCGCCTTCTCCAGCGCCTTGTCCCTCGATTCCATGGAGAATATGGCCTTCAGCGCGTCGGCGGCCCAGTCCCTGTTTTTGGGGTTGACCTTGGCGAGGATGTTGCGTTCGAAGTGGACCATGCACCGCTGGTAGCGGGCGCCGGGCAGCAATTCGTTCACAGCCGCCACCAGTCCGGCGCACCGGTCGCCCGTCACCAGCCTCACGCCCTTGAGGCCGCGCGCGAGCATGCCTTTGATGAATTCGCGCCAGCTTTCCGAGTCCTCCTTCATGCCCTCGGCCACCGAAAGCACCTCGCGCCGCCCGTCCATACCGACGCCGACGGCCACCAGGATGCTCACGTTCTCCACGGACCCGCCCCAGCACCTTTTGTGCCACACGCCGTCCATGAACAGGTACGGGTAATCCTGTTCGAGGGGCCTGCCACGCCATTCGTCGATGTCGGCGTATACCTTCTTGAGCTTGTCGCTCAGGGTCTGCGAGGGCATGCGGTCGCCCCACAGCAGCTGGCTGACATCGTCGACCTGCCGGGTGGAGACGCCGGCCAAATACATGTCGATCAGCGCCTCCTCGACGCTCTCCTCGCGCCGACGGTATCGTTCGATCACCGCCGACTCGAACACCGCCCCTTTCAGTTTCGGCACCTTGAGACTCATCTTGCCGGCCTTGACGGTCAGGTCGCGCTCGTAGTGGCCGGCCCGGTAGGCCTTCCGCTCCCCGCTGCGCTCGTAGCGCGCGGCGCCGGTGATCTCGTCGGCCTCCGCGTCGAGCATCGCGTTCAGGGTCTCCTCGACGCTTTGAAGGACGCACTGAGCTGAGAGCGGGTTGGAAAATAGCCGCTTTGCCTTGCGGGAGTAGGGCTGAGCGGCTTTTTCGTTTTAACCAGTTTTAACGGTTTTTAACCTGTTTTTACGGAAAATGTGGGCAAAATGTGGGCAAAAATCGAGCCCGCGAAGCCCTCTGCCACAACGCGAAATCGGCCCCGTCCGGCAGCAGTCAAGCTCTGTGCGAGCTGTCTGCGATGCCGGACGGGGCCGAACTATGTGTGGTCATGCGGCGCGGTCGAGGCGTTGTTTGATGGCGCTGACGCCGATGAGAGCGCCGGCGAGGATGCCGAGCGCGTTGAGCGTGATAACTATCGCGTCCACGTGAGGCCAGCCCCATGCGGGGCCGACCGTGCCCACGAACACGGCGAGTGCGGGCAGGACGATGAGGCCCAGCCATTTGAGGATGTCGTAGACGCGGCTGGGGATGAGCCAGTCGGGCACGTCATGGGTGACGTCGGCCGTCTCGGGCCAGTCGCTCACATCGACGCCGGGAAGCGTTTCGCCGGTGTCGGTCGTGTTTTTGCTGTCGGTCATGTTTTACTCCGATCAAAAAAATGGTGGTGATGCCGCCATCAGGGGAGTGACGGCGGCATCGGTTGAATCTCAGCGGCAGGTCACCACGTCACCGGGGTAGTAGACGTTGATGTTGCCGGAGGGTACCGAACACTGGGAGACGTTGTAGCCGTGCGCGGTGGCGAAATCCCACACGGTGTCGCCGTACTGGAGGGTCTTGGAAACCCCGTTGGACGGCGCGGCCGTGG